CGTTTATGGCGGCTATCACAACATCTCGCAAGTCAGCACCATCGTTCCCTGTTTTGTTAAACCCAAAAGTATTAAACTCTTCATTGTCATCAACATCACTAGTACTATCAAACAGAAATTTATATTGAACATTATCCCCACCAGCGGCTACGGGCACTTGCAGCAGGAATATATCATCAGCATCAACACCATTAAGATCAATCGCATCGACAAGAGTTGCTTTTGATTCCACTTCTTGAACATTAAATGAAGAATTGCCTGATGTTGGACTGGGATTTCTGTTAATGAACCAACCGGTTTTAGATGCAGTTGCTTCTTTTTCATGGTCACCCCATTTTTTGGAAGCACCAGCGGCCAATGGCATCAACATTGCATATTGTTCACCGTTTGAGCCACTAACATTAACAATATCGGCTTGGGCAACATCAAATGTTTCACCCAAGAAATAATTCTTAGTTGAACCATAATTCATATTTATTATCTTTTGTGGATTACAATTTAAAACATTTCTAATGTATCCATCTTGTTGTGTTCTGTCTAAATGGAAAGTTAAATCCTCAGCACCGGAAGAGTTTGATAGTCTTAAGGTGTATGTGTTAGCAATACCGCTTGAAGAATCTGATCTGTACAGCGTATTGGTGGCAGCAGTTGCATCACTGGTACCAGCTATAGTCCCACTAAGAGCCAATGAAGACCCTGAAGCATAAATAACAGCGGCCAATTTACCTGATAGCGTTTCACCCGCAGCGCCAGATGGCATTACAAATAAACCATAAGCAGCAGCAACGCTTGCAGCAGTCAAACTGGCACCATGGTCAGTATTCCAGCCAGCTTTTACATATCCAGTTGCTTGAGTGGTGGCGTCACTACCTAATAATCTTATAAAAGTAACAGGAGAGACACCAGAAGCTAACCAAGCTTGTGCTGCATACATTCCGTATGTTGTGACTTGCTGATTCCCATCTCGCCAAACATCAGAAGAGTTCGATCCCTTCCCTGAAATGGGGTATCCAAAAGTTGCATAAAAATCGTTTAAATTTTTAACTTTAACTGGTACATTTGCCGGTCCTTGCGGTGCATATCCTATTAATAATATTCCATCATCTTCTGTTGGAATAGCGATCACACTTTGATCAACCTCATTGAGGGAAACACCGGGTGATATAAAATCAAATTTCTTAGGCATTAATTAATCTCCTTATAATTCTTTACTCTCAATAAATAGTATGTTTTAGTGCTAAAAACCTATTCTTTGAATTCAAAGTCGTCATTGTTCTCCCAAGGCCTTTTATCTCCAACAATAACTCTTTCTCTAACTATTCTTATTTGTGCTCTAGTTTCTCTTTCAGAATATTGAGGTTTAATTCTATTTTTTCCTCCTCCGACCAAGTAACCTAAAGTTTTAATTTGAATTTTTGTCTCAAATGAACGCTCTTCTTCCCCAAGATTATCAACATTCTTGGTCTCACCATAATCGGACTCTATAAAAATTTCGTAAGTCCAACCATCATTCCTAATCAGGTCAGAATTTATATTTCCGGTAGAAGATATAAATGAAGACACCAAATCATTCATTTGTTGTTGGTATTCCGCCTTGATAACAATTGAATACATAACTGTTATGTATATTGGAGCCGCAACTGTTATTTCTTGATACACAACTTTGTTGTTTTTGGCTCTCCTTGTCTCGTCACCTTTTCGAACCCTAGCAGAATCTGCGTTTGCGAAATTTCTTGTTTTGTCTTGTTTCACTTTGCGACGAATTGTTACGGAACCACCTTTAAAGTCTTTCGATTCAGGGATGTCTGCCTGAAAAGAACCTTTGAAAGCAGGGTCTTTCGTAACAGAATCACGATTTACTGTTACGATTGGTAATTTTAACTTTCCAATGTTATCCCGTAACTCTTTGTTATTTTTAATTTGAAAAGTTCTCTCCGTTCCAAGCCAAATAATAGGCGTCTCTTTGAAACCATTATTAGTTGTTGTTGCTAATTGCAATTCATTGACCCATTTAAACAAAGCTGTATCAATATTTTCTAGGGTTGACGGTATAAGTGGTGCTTCATTAGTTGGCATTGAATACTCCATCTCTTGCTCTAGAACATTCCGCTTTTATTTCAAAACGATGCTCGGGCTGACCGAATAATAATTTCGGCTCAATCAATTTAACTATTTCATAATATATATTGCCATATCTAACAAAGTCTCCTTCTCTCACATAGAGATCTTGGTCTTCAGTTAATCTGCGTTTGTGAAAATTAACAGTTATTTTGGTAGATTTGCCAATCCCAACGCCTTGAATGAATTCAGTTTCGACACCTTGATACTCAACCAAAGCATACACTCTAACGGGCGGCAAGAAGGTTTTTTCGATGGCTTCTCCATAAAGGGGGTGGTAGTTAGTGTGCTCGATATCTAATGGAAAATAAAGCACTTGTTGGCCGACTACACGCTCGATAATTTCATCGTTAACCTGTTTTACAAGGTTGCGTTCTTTCTCTCCAAGAAACATTGGAGGAGGTGGCTGATCTGGTTTTTTCCATTTGTTATCTTCTGACACTGTTTACCTCTCCTTTTTATCAAAGCTTAGTTTAAATTGTTTTGGTTGTTGTGGTGTTTCACCGGGTATTTTATTTAAAATGTCGTCGGGGGCTTCTAATTTTCCCATCTTTTTTAATTGTGATAAGAAAATAGGCTTCTTTTGATATTTGTGTAGTATAGCAGTCATAACTTGCATATATTTCTCCGGGTGACGATTTTGAAGCTTACTAAGGGTGTTTACTCTGGTGCGATCTTTTTGAAGCCAGCAGTTTCCATCCAACTCGATAGGCCTTTTTTGTAAGTCATTTCTTTTTTCATAATAATGTATCCAAACGCTAATGGCATTTTCTCCCGCCTTCTTTTCGTATGTTGCTCCGGAAGGATGACCAGATGGTGCAACCCACCCTCCTAATAAAGTTCCAAGCTCAATTAATAAATCATAAGCAAAGGGTCCTAATTTTGATGATGGATCATCTAAATGAGAATGAGTTTGATAATATCCACAATCTAAATGAGCACCATCTAAATCAAAAAAGCCCATATCATTACCTTGGCCATCACGAGGGACGATCATATATTCTCCATCGTCCTTTTCAATTGAAAAAGTTATGTCACCCAATTCATTAAGTCCACCCTCGCCCATACCGAGCGCTGCTTCTTCTATTTCTTCTTCGGAGATGAATTTTCTCCAATTTTCCATTAATAATTTCATTTTTTTATCCTACAAATATTTTCATTGGAACATCTTGCATCAATTCTTTTGCGTTTTCGGTCATTTCTTTGTCTGTTGCAATTAGTTTATCGTATGTCATTTCCGCTAATATGGTTTTAAGCTCTTCTCTTAAATCTTTTTGTTCTGTTGCTGCTTGGCTTAATAAATCTGATGCATTGAGGGTCACACTGTCTCCCGGAATTGGGACCGTTCCCCCGAATTTGCCTCTAATTTGGCCTAAGGTCTCTTTTGAGAGCGCAAGAGCAAACCTTCTAATCCATTGTTTACCAATTGAGTTAATGTTTGCATACGGAATGTTCTCAAATGGAAGCGTATTCATATTATTGATGCCATTTTGGCCTGAATCATAATCATCTTCCCAAATGTCATTATCTGAATCAACCGTAAACCTAAACCAAAACTTGTCTGGAGACACATTTTGCGGAGTTGGATACAATCTAAGTTGGTTGTTTATTACTTCATAAGAATAGTGTGAAGTTCTAGTGTATAAATGATCTTCATAGGCTACCGCTTGTAATTTATTCTGCCAAGCAGGAATAACCTGAAATGATGAATCATCAGCATATTGTCCATATGTTTGCATATCTCCAACAACGTTCAAGCCACCATAATAGCCATAAAATCTCCACATTTGTCGTGGTGAAACATAATATACTTGCCTGATCTTAACTCGTTTGTTGCCAACAACACCAGCAAAGTCCACACCACCTGCAACCGAAGAAGCGGATACGATGTTTTGTAAATCATAATCTTGTTGGTCTGCAATGGTATCAAAGGAAGCAGAATATATTGTTTGTTGTCCACCAACCCCTGCTTCTGTTGCAAATGCTTCTCCAATTCTAAATGATGTTTCAAATGAAAACTTGGGATATTTAAGGGCAACATTTGATCCGCTTAAAGTTTCGCCTGATTTAATCTCGCCTTTATGATTAAAGGAACCTGTGGTTCCTCCGAGAGCAGAACCAATAATGTTTTTTGCTTGATATGTATTGATAATATAAGAATATTCAAGACATGCCTCTTCATAATTGGCATATACATTTTGTTCTGTTATTTCAAGATCTAAAACATCCCCACCTAATTTCTTATAGGTATAAGCAACTTGTGCAACAGCCCCTGTTATAAAATCTACGGAACTAACATATGCCCCAATAGGACAAGCAGCAACAACATTGTCTGTGCTTCCTGTCTTTGGTAATACAATCGCACTAGTTGTGGATGTTGGCGTTAAAGTTGGTAAAGCCATTCATGAACCCTCCATTCACTTGTAAATAGTTTCTCAGATAGGAAACCTTCTATGATTCTTCAATGGTCTTTAATATCTGGGCCTTGTTCATTGATGACTTAACTGTAATGTCATTTTCTTTTGCATATGATAGTAAGTCTTTCTTTGTCATCTTTTTAAAATTGGGAGTCTCTGGTGCAATCAGAGTCGGTTCGTTATATGGCTGAATTCGCATTTCAACCGAGGGTTCTGCTTTCATTTCAACAACAGGAGCAATTTCTGGTTCTGTTTCATTTGTTGGCGCAATATTCTCGCATACCTGATCTATGATGCTTGTTCTGTTTTTCATTCTTTCTAAAATGGCGGAATTGTCTTCAATTGTCTTTGTCATTCTTGCTTCTTGTTCTCTTGCCTTCATTCGCTCAATTCTTCTTTGTCGTCTGAATCTTTGTGATTTTCTAGCCATAATAACTCCTTTTGGTTTGCAAAATAATTAGTCTCAAACAGAAAAAGCCCACCGGAGCGAGCTTAGTCTTAATGTTGCGGAGATTAGGCTAGGGATTTATATCAGCAGCGGTTCGACCGAGGGCAACAGCTAACCAATTGGTTCCGTCGGAAATCATTTCTACTTGAAGACCAACCTGTGCGCCAGCTAATACAATATCACTAGTGTCGCTAATTTCAGTAAAACCCCCAGTGATCTCAAGACCATAGACTTGGTTACCACCAACAGCAACAGTGACATTATTGATGTGGTCATCAACTCGAACGACCTTACACCACCAGCCTTTACCTGCTTCGGAAGGACTAGGCAAAGTTACCGTAATTGCTCCACCTGATGAGTCGGCAGTAAAAATAGTTCCACACTCAGCAACGGTCGCTGTGTGATTTGCAGTGAGTGCTTTAATTTTTTTTCTATCCGCAGAGTATCTTCCTAATTTAGCCATTTTATATAATCTCCTTATAATCAATAAATCGTTTTTGCGTTCAAGACGCATTCAGTAGTAAATAGTAAGCACAAAAAGAAAAAACCCCCAACCAAAATGGAAGGGGGTTTATTTTATTTGACTAATTTAAATTAGTTCCCGCCGCTCTCTCCAAGGAGTCCACGAACGATAACCAAACCGTACATATCAGGGCGGACCATCTTCTTAGCGTAACGGGTCATAACCCCTTTACGTGGAACGAAGTCTTCCACACCGAAAATTGTAGGTGTAGTTTGTAGAGGCACGTAAGGCGCATATACATAACCAGACTCAAGGAATGAATTTCCTTTACGTCCCATAAGAATTAAGTTACGTGGGAAATAAGGATCAACGATCACATCCCATTTACGACTCATAGAGCCGACCTTAACGGCACCGATATCGCCTTTATCGGCATCTGCGGTAACGTTAGCACGGAAACCAGAGGTGAACTCAAGAATGTTAGCAACTTCAGGGGAAACAACACAGAAGTTTGCACCACCACGAAGAGTTTTCATATGAATTTGAGCAGAGATGTCGTTCATCGTTTCAATCAAGGTTTCATACCATTCTGATACAGTTCCTGTAAAGTCAGGAGAAGCAGCAGTTGCGCCTAATTCAGCACCAGTCGAGCGATTTACGAACAGACCGGGAGAACGAGACCAATAGAATGTACCAGCTTTTGCGCCATTCACAAGATCAGCAAGAATCTCACGATCAATTTCCAAAGCGATTTGCTCTGAGAGAATTGAGGTAAGTTCTACCTCGGCATCAAGGTTATGATAAGCATTCAAATCTTGACCAAGCTCAGGAGTCCATCGAGCTTTAAGCTTTTTGGTCTGCGCTGTAATCGCAATTGAATCAACCTTAATGTCGATCTCTGGGATCTGATCGTTGTCTTCCATCAACATGCCGCCATCCCATTGCACTGACCCGACCGCTTGGCCTTGAGCTTGTGCGTCTATAATAGGATGTTCAACATCCATGGCAGCGTCTGGAGCGACAGTGGCTGGCATTAATGCAGCCGTGTCAGTAATTACAAAACGAACAGCTTTTACACCACCAGCGCCTTCAGTCGAAGAAACGACTTGGGTAAGTCTTCGGACAATTTTAGCGG